TGGCATGAAGTATGAAGAAAGGTCGCAACCCTTTGAGGGTGCAAGTGGGGTGATGCACCCTCTGTTGGCAGAATCCGTGACCCAGTTCCAAGCGCAGGCTTACAACGAGATCTTGCCATCGCAAGGCCCAGTTAAAACTCAAGTCATAGGTATGACAACCCCTGAGACGGAACAACAAGCATCACGCGTGCAAGAGTTTATGAACTATCAGCTCATGCAAGTGATGAAAGAGTATGATCCTGAAACCGATCAGATGCTGTTTTATCTACCACTGAGTGGTTCAGCTTTTAGAAAAGTCTATTACGACCAAAATGTTAATCGAGCTGTTTCTAAATTTATTCCAAGCGAAGACTTAATTGTGCCTTATGGCACAACTGACTTGCACAGCGCAAGTCGTGTAACTCATGTGGTGAGCATGTCCATGAATGATGTGCGTAAACTACAACAAGTAGGTTTTTATAAAGACATAGATATCAATGATAATGATTATTCAACAAATGAATATGACGATGTGCAAGAAGAGATAGATGATATTCAAGGCATCAAGCCTAGCTATGGCGATGATGATATGTGTCAACTCCATGAGATTCACACTGATTTAGATATTACTGGCTATGAGGATACCAATGCTGAAGGCGAGCAAACAGGTATTAAGCTGCCATACATCGTTACCATTGCTGATGACAAAGTTTTATCTATTAGAAGAAATTACAAACAAGAAGATCCTTTAAAACAAAAAATTAATTACTTTGTGCACTACAAGTTTTTACCCGGCCTAGGTTTCTATGGCTTTGGTTTAACGCACATGATCGGAGGCTTATCGAAAGCCTCAACCTCAATTCTACGACAATTAATCGATGCAGGCACATTATCCAATTTGCCAGCAGGGTTTAAGGCTCGTGGGATTCGTATTCGCAATGACGATCAACCTTTACAACCTGGCGAGTTCCGTGACATGGACGCTCCGGGAGGAAGTTTGCGAGACGCCTTCGTACCGCTACCGTTCAAGGAACCTTCTCAAACGTTACTTTCTCTCCTGGGAATCCTTGTTGATAGTGGAAGGCGTTTCGCTTCGATTGCTGATTTGCAAGTGGGCGATGCCAATGCCAATGCACCAGTAGGCACAACGGTTGCCTTGCTTGAGCGTGGCACGAGGGTTATGTCTGCAATCCATAAACGTTTGCATTCAAGTCAGCGCATAGAGTTTGAACTCCTTGCGCAAGTTTTTGCTGAGTATTTGCCACCAGACTATCCATACATGACAGCCAATGGCAATCAAGTTATCAAGCAAACAGACTTTGATGAGCGTGTGGATGTCTTGCCGATCTCAGATCCAAATACTTTTTCTATGAGCCAAAGAGTCATGATGGCTCAAGAACTTCTGAGAACAGTGCAAAGCAATCCAGAGATCCATGGCCCCAATGGTATTTATGAAGCATATCGTAGAATGTATGCATCGATGGGTGTGCAAAACATAGAACAGTTATTGCCACCACCCCCACAACCACAACCCATGGACCCTGCGAGTGAGAATGCAGGTTTAATATCTGGTTTGCCACAACAAGCTTTTGCAGGTCAAGACCATGATGCTCACATTAATTCACACATGTCTTTGTATGGCACTGTAACCGCACAAACCAATTCGCCAGTTTTATCTTTGATACAAGCACACATTTATCAGCATGTATCTTTTAGAGCGGCTGAGATAGTGGATCAACAAAATGCACAGAATCCAGAGTTTCAAGCAATCATGCAACAAATATCTATGTTGCCACCAGAACTCTCCATGGGTTATCAACAACAATTGCAAGAGTCTGTATCTAGAGATGTGGCCGCAGTGGTGTCGCAGTTGATGGAACAAATCAATCAAATGTTTATGCCACCTCCCCCTATGCCTGACCCATTGGTAGAATTACGAGACAAAGAACTAGATATTAAAGCTGATGATGTGCAACGTAAGCGTGAAGAGTTTGCACAACGTCAACAGTTTGATGCAATGCGAGTCATGCAAAACAAAGATCTTGCAGAGCAAAGACTAGCAATCCAACAAGAAATTGCTATGATGAAAGACACCATTGCTCGTGAAAGAATCGAACAACAGAATCAATTTAAAGCAATGGACATAATGCGAGGAAAATAAATGAGTTCAGTTAGACAAAAAATGGCAGCCATTAATAAGGCTGTAATGAAAGAAGAAGAGGCAAAACTACATGGCAATCAACCGATCATCAATGAGGATGCAAATAACGAAACCGAAAAGGTCGAGAAAAAAGTTGTCAAGAAAAAAGCTGTTAAAAAAACAGTTACCAAAGCTAAAGCTAAAGTTAAAAAAACAACTCCTAAAAAAACCAAAAGTAAGAAGAGTTAAAATTGCCTCTAAAAAAAGGTAGCAGTAGAAAGACAATATCTGCTAACATAAGAGAGTTAAAGAAATCTGGCAAGCCGCAAAAGCAAGCGGTGGCCATCGCACTAGCGCAAGCTGGTAAGAAAAAAAGAAAGGTGAGTAAAAATGGAAAAAGTAAAAAACGTAAAAGCAAGCGTTAGCATCAAAGACCAAGGCACTGTTAATTACAAACAAGTAGAAGAGATACCAAATCCAGGTGCACCTAAACCATATGGTAAAGGTAAATCTAGAGGCGGTAAGGCTGCATTGAGAGGCACTAAGTTTAGCGGAGTTTATTGATGAGCATTGCAAGAGTTGCACCTCAAGGTATTTCTAGACCAGATTTAGAATCAGAGCGTATGGGATATACGCCTGCTAGGGGTGTTCCCGGATATGCTCAAGGCTTGGGTCAAGCACCAGGCCAAATGGCAATGCCACCAGAACCCATGCCAATAGGCAGACCTACAGCAGTTGTAGGTGGACCAGCATATTTTACACCGCAAGGTTATCAAGCCCCACCTCAACCCACAGAAGCTTTCATGCCAACTGATAGAAGACCTGACCCAATTGGGCAACAGTTCATGCGTCAAATGGAAAGCCCAATGGGTCAACAATTTCAAAGACAATATGAAGCAACTCAAATACCTATTCGTCAAGCTCAAAGAGAAAGACAAGAAGCTGAATTATCTAGAAGAGATGCAAGATTTCAAGAGTTAATGGATCGTATTGCAGAGCTTGAAGGTCAGTTAGAAGAACCAAAAGAAGATCCTGTAATGACATCAATGCCAGGTTTAGGTGGCAGTGAATTTAAAATAGATTTATCTAAAATACCAAACTTTGTTGACAACATGAAAAATATTTCAGGTGTTCCAAACTTTGAATTACCAGATGAAATAGATATAGATGAAATATTAGAAAGACAAAGAGACATGCGTATACCAACAATGCCTATGCCTAATTTACCCAATCCAATATCAATAACACCTAGACCTCAAGTTTCCAACATACCTAACATACCTAACATACCTACAGCACCAAACATAGATTTTTCAGGCTTAACAAAACTTCCTACAGCTTTGAGCATGCCAATGATTCCAAGTTTTAGAAATATAAATTTAAGATAAACACTGTATAGTTAGGAGAGAACTATAGACAGCATAAGATTAGCAGAGTATATATTTAAAACTCTGCGCCAAAGACAGCAAAATATTGTTGACAGTCTTTCAGCAGGGAATGTACAATCCATGGAAGACTACAAATTTTTTATGGGAGAGTTATCGGCGTTGCGATCCCTAGAGCAAGATTTAAAAGAAACGCTGCATACGGACAACATCGATGAATGACAAAGTCGCAGAAAATATAAAAGAAGAAGCTCCATCAGAATTAGATCAAGCTTTTGTAAAAGAAGAAGCAAGAGTTTTAGATCCAAGCCTACTTAAAAAATCACTATTAGATAGAATGCCAACTCCTTCAGGATGGAGAATACTGGTATTGCCTTACCGTGGTGCAGGAGTAACTGAAGGCGGTATTCAATTAGTTAAAGAAACCATTGACAGAGAAACTTTAGCAACGGTTGTTGCTTACGTTTTAAAAGTTGGCCCTTTAGCTTATAAAGAAACAGAAAAATACGGAAACAAACCTTGGTGTCAAGAAAAAGACTGGGTCTTAATTGGTAGATACGCAGGTTCTCGTTTTCGGTTAGAAGACGATCACGAAGTCAGAATCATTAATGATGATGATGTAATTGGAACTATTTTGGATCCAAATGATATTAAATCTTTATAAGAGGTAATTATGGCCAACGAAGCAGAAAATATAGATATAGAAATCACAGAAGAAAAAATTGAAAAGGCTGCTATGCCTATCAATAAAAGAGTTGAAGAAGAAGTTCAAGAAGAGTCAGTAGAGATCTCATTAGATGAAACAAAAGAACAAGTTTCTCCTGTTACTGAAGATGAAGTTAAAGAAGACTTTGAGGTTTCTCCTAAAGTAGAGGAAGAAGCAAAAGATTTATCTGAAGTAGAAAAAAGAGCATCTTTAGCACAAAACAGAATTAATAAAGCAGTAGCGCAAGCCAAAGAATTTCAAAGAAGAGAGCTGATGGCTGTTCAATACGCTAAAGATCTTAAAGAACAAAATGAAAAATTAAGACAACAACAGAAGTCTTTTTCTAGTAGTTACAGTGATGAGTTCACCAATAGAGTTGAATCTCAGATGACTTTAGCAAAACAAGCTTTAAAGCAAGCAACAGAAGCTGGTGATGCTGAAGCAATAGCTGCCGCTACTGAGGCTTTAACTTTAGCTACAACTGATAAAGCTAGACTTGAGCAATACTCTCAAGCACAAAAACAATATGAAGAACAAGAAGCTGCTTATATTGAACAACAAAAAAATCAAGCTCCAGAGCAATATGCTCAACCACCTGAAGAATATAATGAGCCATCTCCTAAAGCTCGTGAATGGGCACAAAAGAATACTTGGTTTGGACAAGACCAAGTTGCAACCTCAGTTGCATTCGCTGTTCATAAACAATTAGAGAATGAAGGTTTTGACACTGACTCAGATGAGTATTATAGTGAGATTGATAAACGAGTGCGACAAGAGTTGCCTCACAAATTTAACGTGGAAGCTGACAAAAAACCCGTCCAAACAGTCG